GGACGAACTTGCGTTCTCGATTATTGACTACTTTCTGGCGAAAGATATGTTTAGCTCGACCTCAGTGAGGTGAACTCAACAATGCTTTCGGGATACGTAATGACGGGTGCATACCTTGCGGTAATTACCACATCAATCGAGTCGTAAGTCGGTTGCGGCCAGACATCCACACTAATCGGCCTCTTCGTTGCGAAGTAGCCAAGTGGTGCGTAAGACGAAGAGTAGTTAGACCCTGCGGCAGCGAGCACATAGGCTCGGCCACTGTTACTAGTACCCTGTGTCTGTGGAATGTTCGGTGTCACAATCTGTTTCAGTCCGTAAAGCTGTGGGGCCGAAACAACGGTTCCGGTGCCCTGAGCATAAACGGGCTGCCCATAGAAGAGAAGTGCGGCAAACTGAGGAATGCGTGACAGGTCTTGATGAGCCATTGGGTTCATCGCAATCGTGTCAGGTTCCAATGCCAAGTTCTGTATCAGTTGCTTGGCCTGAGTTATGTCGTTAATCCCTATCGTATTGGGGAATGTGCCAGCCGTGCCATCCATGAATATCGAAGTTCCAGTCACACCGTAGGTGTTTAGAGCACCTGCGTTGAGAGCCTTCTCCACATCTTGGTCAATTGTCATGACCACTCTGCGAGCAGCCCTCTTCAACTGGTCTTCAACGATATTAACTATCTGGTCTTCAATCAACTCTCTGGTGACTCGGACTCTCATGCCAACCTTGTAAGGTGTGACAGTAATTGAGTCATACGGTGTGAAGTCAGCCATTACCTCTGCGCCTTCAGCAGTCTTTCCTATAACTGCTGTAGCACGTGCTCCGTTCTGCTTCGGGATAGAAGCAGTAGCTCCGACCTTAATGAAGAAGTCTTGCAGTAGAGGCTTCAACGCCAAGTTAGGCATTGTAAGCTCCACTATCCTCTTCGCTAGTGCCGGATAGAACAGAGCGCCGGTATTGACTATCGGGAATTGCTCTCTTGTCATACCCATTTTCTATATCACTTTATGATTAGAACAGAAGGGCAATCAAAGAAACTGGAGCTGCCATTGTACCAGTTACAGTCTGGAGAGCGATGAGACGGGTCGCAGTCGTTCCGCTTGAAGCGGAAGGTGCTACCATTCCATCGTCACCAGAAGTTGTTGAGGCATCAAGATACTGTCCCGCAGTTACGGTAGCATCGGTTATAACCGTGACTTCGCCACGGATGATAACATCGATTGCCTGAGCCAACTGTCCAGAGGTCTGAGCGATTCCGAGAAGGAATCCAGCCTGAGTCTGGGCAGTAGGTGTACAGGTAAAGCCAGCCGAACTTGAGAGAGTAACTAGTGCTCCAACATAAACTGCTACGCCGTTAGCATTGGCAACGCCATAGAAGGTATCGAAGAAGCTGTCGTTGTGGAAGGGGCCGCCTTCAAGAGCGCCCGGAATCGAACTACCGTGGAGTGTAGACATAATCTACTTACCCTGATAGGAGACCCAGACTCTTGAACTTGTCAGAGGCACCAACAATCTCCTTCCAGTAAGCCTGAGTCTCAGGTGAGGCACCGATTTGTGCAAGAGAATCGTTCTCTTCCGCAACAGCGCCGACGTTACCCTTTCCGGTAACTGCGGGCTGCTTGGCAGACGCTTCCCTCATCTTCCTCTCCTCCTCAACCTTGCTCTTGACTTCCTGAAGTCTCGACTTTAGTTCCTCTAACTTCTTACGCTTCGCTTCCTCTTTCTTCTTCGACTCTTCCTCCTCCTCCGACCTGACGGCAAATGCCTCCTCACGCTTCTTGGAAGAAGCCTTGCGGAGTGCTACTTTCTGAGCCAACAGACTTGCCCTCTTACGAGCAATATCCTGTTGTTCCAGCTTAGTATTGACCTCCTTAACGAAGGACATGATACCATCAAGTTTGGATTCGAGAGCGCTGAATTGCTTCACAACAGCGTCATAACTGAGGGCCTTTCCCTCAGAGATTTCGCCAGAAGGTGCGCTTGTAGACATTAGTTTTCTTTTGGTTCTGGGGCGACAGTATCCACCATATCAACGCCC